GAGCTGATTTGGCGATATTTTGCCTATTTTGGGGGAGTCTTAGGGCATTTTCATGCTAATTATGGGCGTATCGGGGGTATTTTTCGCCGAATGTTATACAAATAGCCCTTCAGATTTTTTTACCAAAACCAATCAAGGGAATATTGAAATAAAAACAGCGTAAAGCAAACCCACCCATAGGACTGCTTCGAGTACAACTAAGTGTTCCATTATGTCATATACTCCAGTTCGTACATTATTGTAAACTTACCTATAGGCGTTAAGCTACATATATTATATTCAATGTATTCAATAGCTTCACTATGCGACATACCACTGAATATAAAGTGTTTTAGGAGCTGTCCGTAGGCGTACACTAGACAGTTGTTGTGGCAGACACCTACGATACAGTCATCGAGACCATCAAGTATAACTGCACCTTCTTCTAGGTTTTCTTTGAGGGTTGCGAGGTCTATTGTTTGCATAAAAGGGGAGCCTTTTTACACCATACTCAGGGTCGTGTAGGGAGGAGTAACACACACACACAAAAAGAGTTATTCTATGTCTTCGCTGTCTTCATCTTCATCAGTCCACTGGATTTCCCAGCCTTCGTCAACAACATTCTCTCCTAAAATATCGATACCTCTGGTCACTAATCCATGAGCGGCATATCGGTCGTTTGTTCTCATCTGTAGTGTCATAGGGGCATCTGGAGTTACGGCTAGGATTACATAGTGAGTCATGTGTTCACCTAGGATTGCTTGGGCGTGTTCTATGGGTTTCATATACTGTACCTATTAGACACTTTGAGTGTCCCCTTTACTTTGTTCTGTAGATTATATTTATAATAATTAATAATAATCAATCCAGCATAATCTCAGATTAATCGTTAATTATCCATTATCATTGTTTTCTTAACTTTCACTCTGAGTTTTCCTAGTAAGAGTCCTCTGCCCTTCATATATACCTCTTTTCTGTAAGTACTTTAAAACCAAGTAGTTACAGAAGGCTTGCCTGTAGACTTATAATAAGCCTCTTTAAAGCGTTCTAATTCATCATTTATAGATTGTTCTCGTCTTGTTTTCATCTGTTCTTCGGCATCTTGAGCCATGTTTTCTACCCAGTAATTCACGGCGATACTCAGTGCATCTAGGCGGTCATCGTGAGCTATAGCACCTCTGTTTTTAGTTAAACGAGACATTTGATACATTAATTGATATTTAAGCTGGTGTTCAGGAGGGTATCCTTGAGCTGTTTCCCAGTCTTGTTTTATGACCTTGGGGTCTATAATGAGCCTGTGTTGATTCATAACAGGTTCTAGGGTGTCTATGATACGCTTCTCTTTTTGTGTATTATGGCGTACTTCTTCGATAGAACAGGGGTATATCTTATTTAGTATAGGTTTCAACAGCTGGTTGAACATACCGTCACCAAAGTTACTTTCTACAACGATGTAGTTTACTTTGTGTTCTTTAGCTTTCTTCGCGAGTGTCTCAAGGGTTTCTTCGGAGTAACCTCCTTGTAGACCGCCAGCGTCGGGAACAAACAGATTCCCGTTAAGCATTTTAACGATTGCGTATCCTGTTTCATCTTGTCCTCGTCCTGCTGGGTCAATACTCATTACTGACCCTGTGTAGGGTATCATAGAGCCTAAGCACTGCATAGGGCGATAAAATCTATCTCCAGACATTCCGACGTTAGGTACAGAGCTATCCCACTCTAAAGTAGGGCTTTGAGCCCACACAATCTTCTCAGGAGCGACTTCTGGGTCTATGTCCATAACAACTAGCTCAGAGAGCTTCAGAGGGTGTTTATCGCGGTCAGAGAGCCTAGAATCAAGCATGAACTGCATAGCGAACCCAGAGCGTCCATAGGAGGCTTCTCGTTCGGCTAAATCGATGTCTGAGAAGCGTAGGGGTTCTGTAGAGCGACCCTTGTTTTCCTCATTGACGCAAAAAGGGCTGAGGTTGCCGTTGTAGCGTCTTTCGTTTGTAGCTTGGTCAACATACTTACACGTCCATATTCGTGTCTTGTAGCCCCTCTCAGCGAGCTTAGAGTACACGGTATCTTCACACTGTGGTGTACCAAGGAAAAGGATGCGGCAATCGTCGTTTGGTTTAAGGATGGCGTCGAACTCTTTAATCTGTTCTGAGAGCTTATCTCGCATACCTTGTGTAGCACTGTTGTTGGGTACTTCTACGTCATCTGCCACGATTAGGTCTGCACGAGACCCTGTTAGCTGTGAGGTAATACCTAACGATTTAACAGACGGAGCGTGACTAGCTGGGGCTGGTGCGACGTCGAAACTGATTTTAGAGAACCTTTGTTTGTCTTGGGGCTTCAAGTGAGCCAACAAGGGCATCTCGTGGATTAGCCGTAGAGTAAATGTAGAGAAGTCATCAGCACGTGTTTTGGAGGCTGAGACTACAAGGATGTTTTTAGTGGGGTCTAATAACAATTGGTGGACAACAAACGCAGAGCAAATCCAAGATTTACCTACACCTCGAAACCCTTCGATGAT